ATCTTTGCTTGTTCAGTGAACTTACTGATAGGACTACGCTGATCTCCTTTCATTTCTTCACCAGGTCCATATACATTAAAGAATCTAAATCCTTGTATATTACTGAAACGATCTAGATTATCTTGAACCCAATAATCAACTTGAACTTTTGTTATAGCATAATAGTTTAATGGATTCATATCCCTCAACGCAGGATTGCCATTACCATATACAGATGCTGATGAGGCATACTTGACTGGTATATTATACTTGATAGCTTGTTCAAATAAACGTAGAGTGAGGTCTACGTTATAGAAATGTAACTTATTAAGATCTGTTTCTACAGTAGAAGAGATTGCTCCTATATGAATGATTTCATCTATATCATCCCAGTTAGGGAAGTGTTCAATCATATGAACTGCATTGAATGCTTCTACACCAATATACTTTTCTTCTTTCTGTGCAAAGTGGGAACCAATAAATCCATTACATCCAGTAATCATTTTCATAAATAAAACCCTCAACACCTAAATTATAAATAAGAATAACATAGAATGATAAAATTCGCAAGCAGGAAAAGGCATGTCAAATCCTACTTTTGGTTATTTAGGTTCGATAACACCATCGGCAAATCAGAAAGTTGTTCTGCATACTGCAGATGCAGGGAAGTTGGTTGAAGGAAAACTTACTATTACTCACAAGAATCCGTTCCCAACTAGAGTAAGAGTTGGTGTTTCTTCTGGAACGTTAGATACTTTTGATCCTTCGGCATATATTATTTACGATCAGATTCTTTCTGAAGGTGAGAGTTATGAGAGTGCAGACATTTATTATGCAAACAATCAAAATTTAGTAATAGAATCTGATAAGGATAATACAAGTTTTATTATTACGGGTCAGATGCTTGATGATCCAACAGCACAATCTGGATTTGTTCATTCATTAACGGCAACTACTACTGAAAATGATATTGTTTTATACAGTGTTCCTCCTGGTGAAGAAGCAAACTTAAATATTTTCGTTACTAATCAAAGTTCTGATCCAGGTAGAATTAGAATGGGTGTGGGTTCAGAGAATGCAACCACACTTGATCCAGACGAGTACATAGAGTATAACCTAGATATAGATCCAAGACAGACATATCAGAGAACTGATATTAAAGCACGAGGAGATCAAAGTATCATTGTTTGGTCTGATAATCCTGGTATATCGTTTGCTGCATACGCTAAATTTAATTACACAATCATTACTACCGACCTATCACTATCAGGTAGTTTGGATGTTGGAACATCTATGGATGTTGGTACCAACCTCACAGTTGGTGGAACTTCTGTTCTTACAGGAAAACTTACATTATCTAGTGGATTGGATGTATCTGGATCTACCGATTTAACAGGAACACTTACTGGTTATGATTCTAATAATGTTCTAAAATATAGTCTATCAAATCAAACTGGTTTGATATCTACTCAAGGATCTATAACTTCTGTTGGTGGTATCAGTACTTCTGGTACTCTTGAAGTAGGAGCAAATAAATTCAGTGTTGACCCATCCACTGGTAACCTCACAGGTACTTCTGGGTCATTTTCATCTAATTTAGATCTTCTAAATAATAAGGTAACAAATCTAGCAGAACCTACTGATCAAACAGATGCTGTTAATCGTAGGTATGTTGATTCAAAGATTACTGCTTTCTCTATCGCACTAGGATAAACAAGGATTATGGCAAAGAAACAGATTCGGGATTATATATTTTCTCCAGGTATCTCTGGTGTAGGGACACTAAAACTTCTTGGTAAGTTCGATAGTGAACAACTCTTGTTGGTTACTAATACCACAAAGAATGAAGTTTTATACAATTTCGCTGATACTGTAAGACAAGTTAGTGTAGCATTTAATCAAACTGGTGCTGACCCCGATTTTATAAATGAAAACATGAGAACTAATGGTGTAACAACCATTACTTTCTTGTATGATACCACAGCGTATGCATCAAGTGATGCGATTCAGATCTTTGTTGAACAAGATGAACAAAGGATTAGACCATACGACTTCGGTACAGACGCTATCGAACGTATGCGTTTTGCTGCTCCAGAGTCTATGCTTGATGCTGACTTTGAGTATGGTATTCAACCAACGAAGTGGCAAAGTATTGACCTATTAAGAAATTATCCTTCTATCTACGAGATTCCTGGTTCTGATATTGCTGTAGAAGAGATCGTAACAGATGCTTCAGCAGGTTCTAGTGCTATTGGTCCTTCTTTAATCACGGTTGATACATTATTAGAACATGGTCTTGATGTAGGAGAACCTGTTAGTATGAAAGGTCTTGCCGATTCTGTGATAGGATTCTCATCTGCTGAAGGTTCATTTATCATTAATTCTGTTCCTAACTCAAAACAATTTACTTATTATGCAAAAGCAAAAGTAGGAACTACTGCTGGTGATTCACTTAAGTCTAGTTTTACATTCCTAAAAGAAGCTGGATTCTATACTGGTGCTGAAATTGGAACAACTCCTACATTTACTGTAGATACAAATGGATCAGCAGGAAGCTTTGCTACAGAAGGTAATACACCATCAGGTTCTGTTACCTTTGGTATAAACCCATCATCTACATTACCACCAATAGGTGCTCCTTTGGCTGGTACTGGTGTTGCAACAGGAACACAGGTAACTGGTGTTGTTGGTACTAACACTACTCTTAATATTACGAATTCATTTACAGCACCTGTATCAACGATTACATTCAACGATACACAAAATATTGCAATTGGTGCTGCAATAAATAATGGATCTGGTGATACTATTTTTGTTACTAATATTGAAGGTGATGTTGTAACATTGTCTTCTCCATATACAGTAGACAAAACAGGTAACAGTTTTATTTCTGGTGCTGTAGAAGGTATTAAACAGAACTTTGGTTTAGGTATAGGATCGGCAGCATCAACACCAATACACCCATGTGCAGTATTTAATATTGTTAGAGAAAAGGGTGCTTATACTTCTGTTGTTATAAATGAAACAACAAAATATGAAAATTTAGGAGCAACTTGGGTTGTTGGATCTAACACTGGTGTAGGTGCTCTATTTACAGTAGTTAGAACTGGTGGAGGTAGTCCTAGTTATTCTGTAGATATGAATAGTGGTGGTACTGGATACACTGCTTCTGGAACATTTAATATCCTAGGATCTCTAGTTGGTGGTGTTGATGGTACGTTTGGAACTGGTACAGCAACAGAACAAGCTGGTAATGATTTAAGAATCACAATAACAGGTGTTGATGGAACTACTGGTGCTATTACATCATATACTGTCGAAACATCTCATAGTAACATTACTGGATCTCCTGCTGTAGTTGCTAATAATTCTATTAATGATGGTAGAGATTATAATGCTGGAGAAAAAATTACGATTTATGGTAACCAGTTAGATGGTACATCTCCCACAGAAGATCTAGACATTTACATTACTGAAGTTGGTGCATCAGGAGAGATTACGAATTTTGAAACATATGGTGTAGGTATTGATGCAAGTCAAGTTTATTCAAATCAAATGCAAGATTCTACCAGTGGATCTGGTATTAATGCTCAATTTGATATTAACAGAACTGGTTCTGGTGTTACCACACAGGAAGTACATGAGATACTTATCGGTGGAGTAATTGAAACTGGTGATACATTTAAAGCAATTGTTACTGAAACTGTTAATAGCACAGTATCTGAATTTGAATATACTGCACTAGCAGGTGATACTCATACTGATGTAAGGAATGGACTTGTTTTATTAATTAATTCTCTCACTGAACAGAATCCTGGAAATCCAACACCGTGTTATGCTGTAAGTAAAGCAGATCAAACACCAACTAATGGTGTAGCAGTAATAGATCTATTTTCTAAAACTCCTGGCCAGGAGTTTATTTGTACTGTTACCACAGAAGATTCTGGTGGATTGGGTGCTGACACTCAAACAATGACAGTTTCTATTCTTACTGCTAATTCCAATACAACTACAACACCATCATATACAGTAACTAATACAAATCAAGGTACTGGATATGCAATTAATGATACTCTTACTATTAGTGGTCAAAAATTGGGTGGAGTCGATTCAACTAATGACGTAACTATTACTGTTACTGCTGTTACTGCTGCTGGTGAAATTACTGGAGTTTCTCATTCTGGTACAGCTGTTGATGGTAGTGAAACTTATGATAGAGTATTTGTAAACTCACTTGGATTTGGGGTACAATTCCTTCCATCAATTACTGGTGGAGTATATTCTCCTACTGTTGATACTGCTGGTAGTGGATATAAACCTGGATATCAATTCAAGATTCTTGGTAGTACATTGGGTGGTGTAGATACAACCAATGATATGACTATCACTGTAACTGATATAACATCAGATGGTGGTATTCTTGCAGTGGATGCATCTGGTACTCCAGTATCAGGAGATTCTATTGTTTTCTATCCAGCAGTTTCTCTCTCTGCTCCTACAAATGCAGTAATTGGATCAGGAGCAACTGTTACTTATTCAGCAATCGCACAAATAAAAGTTGAATTTACAGATAACCATGGTTTGGTTCCTGGAGATACAATTCTAGCAGCAATTACATCTAGTGGAGGTGGACATGATTTGTGTTCAGGACCATTTTATGTCAATGAAGTTCCATCATTAACTTCATTATTATATACTGCAAGAACTACTGGTAATGTTTCTGGTAGTTTGGCTGGTAAGATATATCCAAGAACAGATTCATTCTATCGACATAGACCATTTGATGGTGGTGTACAACTAGGAACTGGATCACCTGCTCACGGTGCTCAAGCAGTTAGGCAGTCTAAAAAGTATATTAGATACCAGTCAGGTAAAGGTATTATGTATACCACTGGTGCTTTGTTTGCTCCAAACTATGACTTGCGTTCTGCTATTTCTAATGGTACAGCAGTTGGAAGTATCATTACACTTAAAACAGATGATTTGAATCATGGTTTCCAGGTTGGAGCACAGATACAAATTCGTGGTATAACATCTACTGGTTATAATGGTCATTATGTTGTAGCATCAATCATTGATGAAATTACATTTACTGTTATTGCTACACAAGTACTACAGCATACTAATGCAGAATTTGGTGATCAACCAGTTGTTTCACTTTATAAGTGGAAAGGTGCTACAGTTCGTGCTGGTGCTTTTGATGATCAGAATGGTATCTTCATTCAGTATGATGGAGATGTTGTTTCATGTGGATTAAGATCTTCTACATATCAAATTGCTGGTACTGTAACTGCTACTCCAGATAGTAATACATTAAATGGAACTAACACCAAGTTTACTGAACAGTTAAAAGTGGGTGACCGTATTGTAATTCGTGGTATGTGTCATCTCGTTACAGAGATTGATGATGATTCAACGTTGTATATGAATCCTGATTACAGGGGAGTTACTACAGTTTCTAATGTAAAAGCTGCATTAACAAAAGAAATTCTTATTCCACAAAGTCAGTGGAATATTGATAGAGCAGATGGTACAGGTAAGTCTGGATACAATACTGACATCACGAAGATGCAGATGATGGGATTCCAATACTCATGGTATGGAGCAGGATTCATCGATTGGATGTTCAGAGGACCAGATGGTAACTTTGTATTCTTACATAGATTGAAGAATAACAACATGAACAACGAAGCATTTATGCGTTCTGGTAACTTACCTGTTAGGTATGAGGTTATTAACGAAGGTGCTAGAGGAAGAGTGGCAATTGCAATGGATTCAAGTCAAGAGACAATGACATTAGAAGATGGAACACTATTCCCTAGTAGTGGTACATTAATTATGAATAATGAGATTATTAATTATAATAACAAATCTGGTAATCTTTTAACTGGTCTTACAAGAGCAGCAACTCATACCAACTTTGCTGGTGGATCTCAAAGAACTTATACTGCTGGTGATGCTATTTCTCACACTAGAGGTAGTGGTGTTGTTCTATTATCAACTACTGCTACACCACAGATTAATCACTGGGGTTCTGCATTCCTAACTGATGGTGGATTTGATGAAGATCGTGGTTATCTTTTCTCATGGCAAGAAAAGGAAATTGAAATTTCAACTGATAAGAGTGCGATCTTCTTGATTCGTCTATCACCTAGTGTTTCTAACTCTGTTACTGGAGACCTAGGAGAAAGAGAACTAATTAACCGAGCACAATTACTACTCAAGAACATTGAGATCACTACACAGGGTGGTACAGCTTCACAGGGTGTTATTGTTGAGGGTGTTATGAATCCGAAAAACTTCCCTGTTGATCCAACAAATATTTTATGGAATGGATTGAATACTGGTGGTGCTGGTGGACAACCATCATTCGCACAAGTTGCATCTGGTGCTGACGTTACATGGGAGGGTGCTGCTTCACCAATTAGTGCTGCTAACAACCATAATCAGAACTATAGAACATCATGGGTTATATTCGATAAAACAGCTGTTGCTGGTGTACAGATTGGTTGGTCTATTACTGGTGGTGACCTAAAAGGAGGAACTACTGTTACTAACATCAGGAATAGAAATAGTAGCCAAGTTTACTTGGTCTTCTCTGACGCAACAAGACCAGGTGGTACTGGAAATACTACATATACCTTCTCACCAATTGTTGCGGCGGCGATTCCTGGAGAGCAGGTATTCTCCTTTACTGCCTCTGGTGGTGGTGAAAGAGACAACCTAGACCTATCAGAACTAAAAGAACTTACTAACACACCAATTGGTGGACGTGGTACATTCCCCAACGGTCCTGATGTTCTGGCGATTAATGCTTACCTAACGTCTGGTAATGCTATTAACGCAACGATTAACTTACGTTGGGCAGAAGCACAAGCATAAGGAGATAACATGGCACAACCTTCCTCTAGGGCAGAGTTAAAAGACTATGCATTAAGGAGATTGGGTCATCCAGTCCTGGAAGTCAACGTAGATGATGAACAGGTGGAGGATCTGATTGATGATGCTTTGCAACATTTTCACGAACGTCATTTCGATGGCATTGAGAGAATGTTTCTTAAGCATAAAATTACTGCTGATGATGTAGAAAGATTTAAAGGTTCAGATCAACTTAAAGTTGTTTCAGGTGATGAAGGTACTGTAACATTTACCTTGACATCTGGTGGAACTGGGTATACTAATGATACTGCAGTTGCTACGACTGGTGGTAGTGGTACTGGATTAACATTCAATACTACCACAGATAGTGGTGTTATAACATCTATATTAATTAATGATGATGGTCAAGATTATGCTATTGGAGACACTATTACCATTAGTGGTGGTAACACTGATGCAACTATAGAAGTTAAGTCAATTGATAGTGATACTACATGGGAGAATAGAAATAATTTTCTTTCAATACCCAATCATGTTATAGGTATATCTAAAGTATTTGGTGTATCATCCAACTGGGTTCGTAACGATCTATTTGGATTGAGTAACCAGTATTTCTTGATGGATATATTCTCATTCTCATCTGGATTTGCTTTTGGTAATTTTGATATGACGAATTATTATATGATTCGTCAGTACTTTGAGACTCTAGATATGGTTGTCAACACTGGTGCCTTGGTAGAGTATAGATGGAATCAAAGACAAGATAAATTATTTTTAGATATAGATGCTTCAAAGGTTGTAGAAGGAAACTATCTTCTTATAGATTGTTATAGGGCATTAGATCCTATGGAATACACACAAGTCTATAATGATAGATGGCTTAAGAAATATATTCCTGCTTTAATCAAAAGGCAATGGGGTCAGAATTTAATCAAGTTCCAAGGAGTACAACTTCCTGGTGGTGTTTCTCTTAATGGAGAGAAGATCTTTTCTGATGCAGAGAAAGAAATTGCTATGATCCTAGCAGAAGGTAAAGATCAATATGAACTTCCTGCTATGGATATGATAGGATGAAGAGTATATATTTTCCACAGCACGGTGGTGTATCTACCGAGCAGAATTTAATACAAAGTTTAATTGACGAACAGATTAAACTTTTCGGAACAGATGTTTATTATCTTCCTAGGTCAAGTGTTAAGGACATGACCCTAGATGATATAAAGTATTCTGAATTTAAAACCCAGTGGATGATTGAGATGTTCCTCATTAACGTAGAGGGATTTGGATCACCTTCAGAATTTATTAGTAAGTTTGGTTTAAGAGTAACTGATGAGATACAATTTGTTGTATCTAAAAATAGATGGAGTCAGATCTTTAACAACTTTGCTGATATAACAGAGGTTGATGGTAGACCCAATGAAGGAGATTTATTATACTATCCACTAACAGAAGATTTGTATGAGATTAAGTTTGTAGAAAGAGAAGCACCTTTCTATCAATTAGGTAAAACATATGTTTACCAGATGACTGCCGAGATCTATGAGATGGGTGATGATAAATTTGAGACAGGTGTTCCTGGTATTGATGACATTGAAGAGATCTTTAGTCCATCAATTTCTATTCAAATGGATACTGCTGGTACTGGTGATTACTCATTAAGTGAGACTGTCACTGGATCTGTAACTGGAGTTACTGCTGAAGTATCTTATTGGGATAGAAATTTAGATGTACTTACTCTCATCAATAGAACTGGTAACTTCAATGCTGGTGAGACTTTAACTGGATCTGAATCTGGTACAGTTAGAGAGATTACATCTATAGATAACTTAACAATGGAAACAAGTGCATTTAGTGATAATAAATACATAGAGACCGAAGGTGATGATCTTGTTGATTGGGGTGAGGTTAATCCATTTGGTGAAGCAGGAAATATATCTGGTGACTGGTAATGTTAGGACCACATTTTTATAACGAAGCAATACGTAAAACCGTTGTTGCTTTCGGTACATTATTCAATAATATTGAAACAAGAAAGTATGATAATAATGGTGCTGTATTAGAGGCAGAGAAAGTACCTCTTGCATACGGACCACAGAATAAATTCTTAACACGATTGGAACAAAACCCAAGTGTGGACAAGAAAGTTGCTATTACATTACCAAGACTTTATTTTGAAATGTCTGGTATTACATATGATTCTACTAGAAAAATTGCACCGACACAGAAGTATAGAACTATAGCAGGAGTTGGTGAAGAGAATGAAGTAAGGATGCAGTATGTACCAGTTCCATATAATATGGAATTTGAATTAGGTATCATTGCAAAGTCACAAGACACAGGACTTCAGATACTAGAACAGATATTACCTTACTTCCAACCAAATTTTAATGTAACACTTAATTTCATTCCTGATATGAATGAGAAAAAAGATGTTTCTATTATTCTTAATAACATAAATTATGCTGATGACTGGGATGATAATTTCCTAGACAGAAGAAGTATTGTATGGACAATGAGTTTCACTGCAAGGTCATACATATACGGACCATTCAACAAGTCGGATGTTATCAAGAAAGCAATTGTATACGAATCAACTGGAGATAAGAATCAAGGCAAGCGTCAAACCAAGATGACTTATTCACCTAAAGCAAAAACTGATAAGAATGCTGATGGTGTAATCGATGCAGCAGATGACGCATTAGTAATCTCAACAGATGACTTTGGATTTAATGAAGGAATTGAATTATTATGACCGAAAAAATAGATAATAAGATGGCCAAGAATATGGAAGATGTCTTCGATATTGAGGTCTCAAGTACTCCTGAAAATGGATGTACTACTAGAAAGAAACAGTTACGTGATGTTTCTACTGACAGTAAAGATGATTATGAATATACTAGAGGAGAACTTTATAGTCTCATAGATCAAGGACAAGAAGCAGTTCGTGGTGCTTTGGAAGTAGCACAAGAGAGTGGTCACCCTAGAGCATATGAAGTTGCTACTAATGCAATGAAACAGGTTGCTGACATGACAGATAAGTTAATTGATCTTCAAGGGAAGATGAAAAAATTAGATGAACCAACAGCAGGTGCTACACCCAAAACCGTTAACAACACTATGTTCTTGGGTAGTACAGCAGACCTACAAAAGATGCTTAAGGAGATGGGTAAGAAGAAGGATTAGGGTTCCCACACAATGATAGTAGTTTATACTTAATTGGTGTACTATATAATTACGTACTGGAGTTGAAAGATCATGTCCCACTACACTGTCGGTTATCACGACACAGAAAGGAATCCCGTAGAAATTTGTGAGTATGCAGAAGATGCATACCATGCAATGCAGCAAGCAAAGGAGGATGTACCATTTTTAGATGGTCATCCTCATTTTTTTGACTATTGTTTAAAAGAATCATGAAGAACGAAATAATGTGGTGGATGAGCAGATTGACTATCATGCTCACTTCACTTTTCCTATCCTTTAGTTTAGCAGCACAAGCATATGCTGCAGATATACAAATGGGTGCAGGAGGCAATTTAGTCTTTGAACCCAATGAGGTTACAATCAATGCAGGTGAGACAGTCACTTTTGTTAATGGAGATTTACCACCTCACAATATAATATTTGCTGGTCATGAAGAACTATCTCATCCTGATCTAGCATTCATGAGTGGAGAAAAGTTCCCTGTTACTTTTAATGAAGCAGGAGACTATGAGTTTCAATGTGATCCTCATGCTGGTGCTGGTATGAAGGGTGTAATACATGTCAACTAATGTAGAAGCATCTGCTGGTGGAGAAGTTGATCATAATGGGTGGCCTAAAAAACCACCCATTTCTGATAGGGAATGTATCTACAAATGTTTAGAGAATTGTGAACAACTTGCTGGACTTGAAAGGAAACAAGTGCAACGTCTCATGAAAGAGTTTGAGGTTGAACGATCAGTAGAACTTATACAATCAGAGTACCCTCCATTATAGGGTTAAATAATAATACTAATAAGAATACTTTATGCTATCTACACAATATCGTTTAAGGTTAGCAGCAATATGTAAAGATATCGCTGCTGGTGTTGAAGTTAGTCTAGAAGATATGATCTGGGCAAACAAACTAGCAAAGGCAAATACTGCTGCTAGAGGGATGCTAAATACTGCAAGAAGAATGTCTACAGATCCCACAGATTCTTTTCTGAATGAGTTGAATATTGGAGACCCCGATCCAACTCAACATCGTAGGGGTTTCGGAGATCCACAAGATGTGGTAGACTGGTTTCATCAAGAACGATCTGACGACTGGAGACAAAGAGATTAATATTTAAATTATGAATTACAATGTTGTTCCTGCATTCCCTTCACCTATTATTCAGGTATATGTGGAAGAGGATACTAGTGAATTATTAGGTAATGGTGATGATACTGTTACTCCTCAACGTAGGAAAATACTAGAAAAATATCCAGAGAGTAAAAAAATTCTATTAAATACATTTACTTCTGTTGCTGAAGAAGTAATTGGATATAAGAAAAGAGATTATGATATAACTACATCTTGGATTACTTATATGAATAGAGGGGAACAATCTCTAGTTCATAATCATAAGAATAGTTTTTGGAGTTGTGTATATTATTTTCAGGATGAATATCCTGAAGGAACTGGTGGAATATCATTTGTTAATCCTAATATAGATAAAATGGATTTTTATTATTCTGATGATGATATTGACGGACCTAATAATATAAACTCTATGTCATGTTTACTTACACCCAGTCCTAATTTATTATTAATATTTCCGAGTTATCTCGAACATCAAGTATTACATCATAATAATGACAACCCAAGATGTTCTCTTGCGTTTAATATTATTCCTTTAGGTACATACGGATTACTCCATTATTAAATGTCTGAAGTAGTATGGTCA